TTTATAATGAGTAACACGGCGTTCGTACTCGGCAACGGTGAGTCACGCCGAGGCATCAAAATAGCAGAACTACAACAGCACGGCAAGGTATTTGCCTGCAACGGAGTGTACAGAACCGAAACTCCAGACTATCTGATTGCGGTGGATCCTAAAATGATCTTTGAAATTGGGGAAACTGAGTACCCGGTCCAGCACGAAGTATGGAGCAATTTTAATCATCAGTATGAGAAGAATGCCAAAATACTGAATCATGTGCGTTGGTTTCAACCATCACTGGGTTGGTCATCTGGTCCCACAGCACTTAAAATGGCGGCTGACAAAGGGTTTGACACAATTTACATACTGGGTTTTGACTATCAAGGGCATCCTAGAGATCAAAAACACAACAGATACCAGTTTAACAATATGTTCAAAGACACTCGCAACTACAAAAGATCAGTGGACGAAGCCACTTTTTATGGTAATTGGATGAATCAAACCAAACGAGTGCTGAGAGATTATCCCAAAATACAGTTCCACCGAGTAATTCCTGCCAACGGGTTCAAACCGCACGATCTAGAGTTTGCTGAAAACTTTAAACACCTAGATTTAGATCAGTTTGTCAAGATATATAACTTACACATCGAGAAAGTCTAAAAAAACGCCGTTTTGGCACCAAATTCTACGGCTTTTGTGCCGTTTGGCTTAAATATCAACACTTATAAGAAAACAAACCTTGCAAACACAAAAGGAGCACGTGCAATGTCAAATAAATTTGAACAATTACTAGAATTGCTAATAAACGAAGAAAATGAAAAAGCAGAAGCATTATTTCATGAGATCGTTGTAGAGAAGTCAAGAGACATCTACGAAGGATTAGCAGACGAAACAACTGCAACTGAGGCCAAAGAAGAGTCTAAGGAAGAAGCAGTTGAAGAAACTAAAGAAGAAACAGTAGAAGAAACTACTGAAGAATCTAAAGACGAAGAAGCCAACGAAGGCGAAGAAGTACAAATCGAAGACGAAAAAACTGAAGAAGAAACCATTGAAGAAGTGGGTGGTGATGCTACAGATGAATTAGTTAAAGATATCGCCGCAGACGAAACAGGTGATGCTGAAACAGCCGCAGACGACATGGAAAAAGACATGGGTGCTGATGCTGAAGAAGGCGACACTGAAGAGAGAGTGGCTGATTTAGAAGATGCTTTAGATGAATTAAAAGCAGAATTTGAAAAAATGATGTCAGGCAAAATGGGCGACGAAGAAGGTTCTGAAGAAGAAAAAGAAGAAGAATCTGTTGCACCAGTTGCTGATCCTAATGCTGAGTTAAGCATGGAAGCAAAACATGACGACAAGAAAAAAGAAAAAATGGATGAATACAAAATCCAGAAGTCGGCTGATAACAAAGACCATGCAGATAACAAAAAATCACCAGTAGCCAACAAAAATGATATGGGTGGAACAACTGCTAACATCGCCAAAGGCGGTGCTGAAGACAAAGGCAGACCAGCTCCAACTGCACAAAAAATGGCAGGTGATTTTGAGAACACAGGCGGTAAAGACAAGTCAACTTCTTTCAAAAAAGAAGTAAAGGCTAATACTGCTGATGGTTCAGACAAATCAGCAAAATCTCCAGTAGCGAAAGCGTAACTGAAGATTTTATAGGAGAGTCAGATGTCATCACTATATCTTAGAGAACATTTAACCTACGATCAGGCCAGAGTACAGGTCTTGCACGAAGGCAAAGACGGCAAGGATTTGTACATGAAAGGTATCTGTATTCAGGGCGGCATTAAGAATGCCAATCAGAGAGTGTATCCTGTGAATGAAATTCAAAAAGCAGTGAAAACACTTAATGACCAGATCTCGTCAGGTTATTCTGTGCTAGGTGAAGTGGATCATCCAGACGATTTAAAAATTAATTTGGACCGAGTGTCGCACATGATTACTGAAATGTGGATGGACGGTCCAAATGGATATGGTAAGATGAAAATCCTACCAACACCAATGGGTCAACTTGTCCGAACAATGTTGGAATCAGGTGTGAAATTAGGCGTGAGCTCACGAGGAAGTGGCAACATTTCTGAGTACGGCGGCGGCGAAGTTTCAGACTTTGAGATCATCACTGTGGATGTTGTGGCCCAACCTTCAGCGCCAGGTGCTTACCCAACGCCAATCTACGAACACTTGATGAACACAAGAGGTGGAATGAAAGCAATGGGCATGGCCGCAGAAGTTAGAAATGACAAACGAGCACAACAGTATCTTAAAGATGCTATAACCAACGTAATAAAAGGACTAAAATAATGATCGACGCAATATCAAAACTGGTTGAGTCAGGTGTTATTGGAGAAGAAACTAAAGTTTCAATCGAAGAAGCATGGAACTCAAAAGTTAAAGAGAACAGAGATCAAGTAACTGCTGAACTCAGAGAAGAGTTTGCAAAAAGATACGAGCATGACAAAGGTAACATGGTCGAAGCGATTGACAAAATGATGACTGAGAAGTTGTCTGAGGAAATCAGCAAATTTGTTGAGGACAGAAAAGCACTTGCACAAGAAAAAATTGCTTACAAAGAAAACGTAGGCGCACACTCAAGCAAATTAGAAGAGTTTGTATTAAGCAAACTGACTAATGAGTTAAAAGAATTACACGCTGATAGAAAAGGTGTTCATGAAAACTTTGCAAAATTAGAGGAGTTCGTTGTAAACGCACTTGCTAAAGAAATCAAAGAGTTCAATGAAGACAAAAAAGGCGTGATTGAAACCAAAGTAAAATTAGTGAAAGAAGCCAAAGCACAATTGGCTAAGTTAAAAGAAACTTTCATTAAGAGATCTGCTAAAGTGGTAGAAGATGCTGTTTCTAAAAAATTGGGACAAGAGATTGCTCAATTGAAAGAAGACATCTCATCTGCTAGAGAGATTAACTTTGGTAAGAAAATATTCGAAGCGTTTGCTTCAGAGTATCAGGCATCTTACTTAAATGAGAAGTCTGAAACATCTAAACTGTTAAAAGTTGTGGATGAAACTACACTGAAACTAAAAGACGCAGAGAAAACCATCGAAGAGAAAAAAGCGGTGATTGAATCTAAAGAGCGAGAAATTGCGATTACTAAAGATTTGATGGAACGTAAGGAAACGATGGGTGAGTTGCTTAGACCTCTAAGCAAAGACAAAGCAGAAGTAATGAGTCAACTGTTAGAATCAGTTCAAACAGCGAAACTTAAATCTGCTTATGACAAGTATCTTCCAGCAGTTATGGATGACAAACCAGTTGCACAGGCAAAGAAAATTATTTCTGAGTCTTCAGGCGACAAGAAGGATGTTAGACAGACTAGGGACGATGCTGACTTAAACAGTATCCGTAAATTAGCGGGTATATAATATAAACTAGAAGGAACGAGACAAATGAGTGAAATATTTGAATCAAAATGGGGCGAAACAAAAGCCGCTCTAACCGAAGGTTTAGCAGGCAACAAGAAAAAGACAATGGACGTTGTGTTAGAAAACACAAAAAGATATTTGTCTGAACAAGCCACAGCAGGTGCTACATCTGCAGGTAACGTTGCTACGTTAAACCGTGTGATACTTCCAGTAATTAGACGGGTTATGCCAACTGTGATCGCGAACGAGATCGTAGGTGTACAACCAATGTCTGGTCCTGTAGGTCAAATCCACACATTAAGAATCAGATATGCTGACACAGTAAGCGGTAACACAACTGCTGGTGAAGAAGCATTATCTCCATTCAAGATTGCGAAAGCATACTCTGGTAACCAGAACAACACAACTCCTAAAGCGGCATCAACTGCATCTTTAGAAGGAACTGCTGGTAAAAGATTATCAATCCAAATCTTGAAACAACCTGTTGAAGCGAAATCAAGAAAACTATCTGCAAGATGGACTTTTGAAGCCGCTCAAGATGCACAAGCACAACAAGGTATCGATGTAGAAGCAGAAATTATGGCGGCATTAGCCCAAGAAATTACTGCTGAGATCGACCAAGAGATCATTGGATCATTAAGAACATTAGCAGGATCTGCTTCTGAGTCTTTTGACCAATCTGCTGTGTCAGGTACTGCAACTTTCGTGGGTGATGAACACGCGGCATTAGCAGTATTAATCAACAGAGTTGCTAACCAAATCGCAACAAGAACAAGAAGAGGCGCTGGTAACTACGCTGTAGTATCTCCAACTGCTTTAACTATTCTTCAATCTGCTACAACTTCAGCGTTCGCAAGATCAACTGAAGGTACATTTGAGTCTCCAACAAATACAAAATTCGTTGGTACTTTAAATGCGGCGATGAGAGTATACGTTGATGCATACGCTTCTGACAACACTTCAGTATTAGTAGGATACAAAGGTGCTAGTGAAGCAGACGCTCCGGCGTTCTACTGCCCTTACATTCCATTAATGTCAAGTGGTGTTGTTCTTGATCCTGCTACTTTCGAACCAGTAGTTGGCTTCTTAACAAGATACGGATACGTAGAGTTAACAAACACTGCGTCTTCACTTGGTAACGCGGCAGACTACGTTGGTTTAGTAGGAATCAACTCAACTAACTTAAAATTCAAGTAAGCCAAGGCTTATTTCAATTTCAAAGAGGGCGGCAGAAATGTCGCCCTTTTTTTTTGACTTCTGTATCACGATCCTATAAAATACTGTTATGGAATACTGTTTTCACCACATACCAAAGACAGCAGGATCATCTCTACAACTGAG